GAAATATTAAAAAAACTTATTGAAGAATATGATGTTAAAACAACTACAGATATTCAAGATATGCTAAAAGATTTATTTGCAAGTACAATTCATCAAATGTTAGAAGCGGAGCTTGACGACCATTTAGGTTATGATAGATATGACAATAAGAATAAAAATACTAAAAACTCTAGAAATAGATATAGAAATAAAAATGTTAAATCAGATTTTGGAGAAATAACTTTAAATATTCCAAGAGACGAAATGGAGATTTTGAACCAAAGGTAATTAGAATTATGAAAATGATATATCAGGAATAGAGAACCAAGTGATTGGAATGTACTCAAAAGGATGTCTACTCGAGATATATCAAGCCACCTTAAGAGTATTTACGGAATTGATATATCTCATTCTCTAGTAGCTAAAATTACTGATAGAGTTCTACCTTTAGCTCATGAATGGCAAAACAGACCTCTTGATATGGTTTATCCAATTGTATTTATGGATGCTATACATTATAAAGTTAGAAGTGAAGGTAGAATAATAAACAAAGCTGCATATATAGCCATAGGTGTTAACTTAGAAGGTATAAAGGAGGTCTTAGGAATATGGATTGGAGAAAATGAAAGTTCAAAGTATTGGCTAAAGGTGCTTACAGATGTCAAAAACAGAGGAGTTAAGGATATATTAATAGCTTCTGTAGATGGATTAGTTGGATTTTCTGATGCAATTAAAGCAGTATTTCCTGATACTGAAATACAAAGATGTGTTGTACATCAAATTAGAAATACTTTAAATTATGTATCATATAAAAATAGAAAAGAATTGCAAAAGATTAAAAGAAAGTATATGCTGCAATTACAGAGGAAGTAGCATTAAGTGAGCTATCGCTCTTAGAGGAAAAATGGGGTAATCAATATGCGATAGCATTAAGAAGTTGGCGAAGCAATTGGAATGAGCTAGCAACATACTTTAAATATCCTCAAGAGATAAGAACATTGATATATACTACAAATTCAATGGAAAGTTACAATAGATTATTAAGAAAAGTTACTAAATCGAAGTCTATTTTTCCTTCAGATGATTCTTTGCACAAATCATTATACTTAGCAACTATGTATATTTCTGAAAGATGGACTCAAAAGATTAGAAATTGGACTCAAATCTTAGCTCATTTAAGTATTTATTTTGAAAAAAGAATTTTAACTCTAAATTAATAAAGAAATATTTCAAAAAAATTAAGGAATTTTCTTAAAGGGGTAATAATTTTTACAAAAATGGAAAAAATATCAAAATAAGGCTATGATTTTTAAAGCCATAGCCTTACCAATAAATGTTTAATTATCACTAAAAAAATAAATTTTTATTCAAAGAATACACATAAATATTTCCAGACTCACTTATTTGTATAAGTTATATTCTATTTTGTATGAAGTCAATTAAAAACTGAACTATATTAAAATTAATTTTATAAATAACAAATATAAATAATTACAAAACCTTAACTGCGTTAAGTTTGAAATATAATAATATTAAAAACACTTCTCTCAAATCAAGTATCTTTTGTTATATTTTCATAAGTTTTAAAAATATAAATTTTTTAAAACTTGTGTCCAAAAAACAAAATTAAATATGTTATATATGTAAAGGGTTAATTTTAAAACCTTAAATTTCTTATAGTTAGGGGGATTTAAATGAATATCAAAAGAATTAATCTCCTTTTATCAACAGTGATGGCAGCTGTGATAATATCTTTACCACTTGCTGTTACAGCAAATGCAATGGAAAAAACAGAATCAGATAATAATGTGAAAATAGAGTTGTCTGACAAAGAAGTAGAGGAATTACATAATTACTGGCCTGAGGATAAAATTTTTTCAGATGAAAAGATTGATGAAATCTTAATTAAAACAGGTCAATTTACTCAAAAGGAATTGGATAAAATCAATCAAGAAGTGGATGATTCTGCTAAGAAAGTAAATCAAAATTCTCGTGTGAAATATATAAATGGGTATAACAAATACAGAACTTTTACTAAAAATGGTAAAAACTATTTATATATTTATGTAAGTGGAAAGACATTAAAGAAAATAAAAGCTGGAACAGATCTTGCATCTACTTTTGGAGGTTTTTTACCAAAAATTTGGGTAGAGCTTGATGTAGTGGCAATTGGAAAGATAATAACAATTAACATGGATGGTATAAATACTAATTATGGGATTGTTTTATCATATATAGAGGATAAGTGGAATTTTCAGGGTGTAACATATACTTATAGATATGATCATTGGTTCTATCAAACTTAAAAGACATGCTTTTTTAGGAGGAATAATATGAAAAAAAGGCTTTATAAGGTTTTTTTAAAAACAATTCCAAACCTGATAATTGTGATATTATCACTTGCATTATCATTTTATACTAATACATTTGATATTGATTTAAAAATATTGCTTTTAATACCTTTAGCATATGTACTTTTGTTTATATACTATTACATCAAAACAAAAAAAGATTAATTTTTATGGAATTAGATATATACGAAAATAATTAATTTAAAAATTTAACTTTGAGAATTATTTGTAGAGTTAAGGCCCTTATAATCCCGAAAATGGATTTGAAGGGCCTTTTTACTAGATATCTTTAAAAAGCTTGTTAAGCATAGTTATATTCTATTTAAGTAGAGTTAATTATATATTTATGTTATAATTGAACTTTAAAATATTAATTCAGAATTTTTATATTGGAGGAATTCTAAATGTTAATTTATCTAGCTATACTTGAACTCGAAGAAGATAAAATAAAGTTTGAAAAGGTATATGAAAAGTATAGACAAATAATGTTTTATGTAGCCAATAAAATATTAAAGGATGATCATTTATCAGAAGATGCAGTACATAATGCTTTTTTAAGAATAATTAAAAATATAGATAAAATTGATGAGGTAGACAGTCCAAGAACGAAGGCTTTTATCGTTATAATAGTAGAAAGGATTGCTATAGACTTTTACAGAAAGAGAAAAAGAGAAAAGGTATCTGATATTGAAGAAGAGTATAAAAACAGGGAGATAAATTTTTCTATAGAAGATAAAGTATGTGAAAGCAATTTAGCTATAGCACTTGCAAAACTTAATGAAAGTTACTTTCAAGTGCTTTCCTTAAAGTTCCAGTATGGTTTTTCAAATAAAGAAATAGCAAATGCATTAAATTTAGGGGAGGAAAATGTATATAAGAGAATTCAGCGTGCTAGAAAAAAATTAAAAGAAATATTAGAAGAAATGGAGGTTGGAAATATTGAGTAATAAAAAAGATGATTTTGATATTACGGATGATATGCTTAGAGAAAGTATCCCAATAGCGACAAAAATTATTATTGATGACCTTCCTTCAGATGATGAATTAAATCATGTTTTTTCAAAAGGTTTTGAGCGAAAAATGAAAAAACTCATTAAGCAACAAAAAAGAAGTAGTCTTACAAATAAAATCATTTTTTATTCAAAACAAACAGCTATTGTATTTTTAATAGTTTTAGCTAGTTTATTTACTATTACTATGAGTAGTGAGGCATTGCGTTCACGTTTCTTTAGATTAGTAATAAGAGTATATGAAGACTTAACTTCATTTGTTTTTTCAACTAATGAAGAAGATAATCTTAGTTTAAAAAATAAAGAACCTGAGTATATACCAAAAGGATTTAAAGAAGTTGATAGAGTTGATGATTTTGTTATTACATATAGAAATGATGAAAATATTGAGATACAATATGTAACAGATAAAATTAGTTCAAATTCTATTATATTAGATACAGAAAATGCAAAAGTTAAAGATATATTTGTAAATGGGCATAAAGCAAAATATATAGTAAAAGGAACTTTCTTACAGTTATTTTGGAATGACAACAACTTTATATATTTATTAAATGTAGATTATCAAAATAGTGGAGAATCTGAATTTTATGAAGATATTTTGATAAAAATAGCGAAAAGTATAAAATAATTTTTTTAAGTGTCCAAGGGTAGCCTCTTCATTCGTTATACAAGTATATATGAAAATGTGAGGTGATTTTTATGGTTTTAAAATCTACATTTACCTGAGCGTTAAAAATATTGTTATAGGAAAAATTAATACATTATAGTTATAACATGCTTGCAATAGGAATAAAACTTTAAAATTGAGGTGTAAAAAATGAAATCAGATTTATATTTATGTAAAAGTAATAAATTGTATAGAGACAACGAAGTTCTAGAAAAATTTATGGAAGATTTAAGTTTTCTTATAGACGATTATAAATTCTCGTTAGAAACAATATCTATTCTATGCAAAATAAATATTGAGAAATTAACTAATTTCTATGCAGGAAAAGGATATATACTGTATGAAGAAATGTCTCTTATTGAAAGTGTACTTGCACCTTTTTTAAGTGCAATTGATATTGCTAAACATAATTATGATGTTGTCATTAAATCGAGGGAAAGCGATAAACCTTTGATATTCGAAAATTAATTTAAAACTGGGGGAATACACATGAAAAGATTATTTGCGTTATTACTTACTTTAAGTTTAGTTATATTACCATCAACTTTAGTATTTGCTAATGAAAAAGCTGAAAATGATTCAATTTATGCTGAGGCGCCATTAGTGTTTCAAAGTAATGAAAAAGCATCTACACATGGTAGTGGAGGAACTGCATATATAGGTTATATGTCAAGTAAACATCTTAATTGGAGGATAACATCTTCAAAAGGAATAGTTATACTATTTTCAGGAACTGTTGAGATTAGAAATTCAAAAAATATGCTTGTAGCATCATATCCAATAAGTGGTGGAGGATCTTCAACTATATCTGGACAAATAGATGTTAAATATCTTAAAAAAGGGGATTATAAAGCTATATTGAAAGGTACAGGTACAACAGGAGGCGGAGTCTTAGTAGTAAAATCTGGTCTAGTTCAGATGTTTACAATTTAATATTATAAGTAAAATAAAAATCATGAATTTATTGGGGGATAGTCACAATACATATTATTTACAGATATTCATAACTATTATAGTTAAAGACATTCTATTATAAAGAAAATGTATAATTTAAAATTATAATAAAAAAAATTATCATTAGTGTCCAAAAATCACTTCTTCATTCGTTATATAAGTTATATAAATAGAAAACAAATGAAGAGGTGATTTTATGAATCTTAGAAAAACGGTTATAAGTGGTATGTGTGCTTTAGTATGTTCATCAGCAGTTGCAATACCTGCATTTGCTGATGAATATCAAGATAAGAATATTGAACAATATTCAGCAGTAAACTATATAGATGATACTATGGTGAAAATGTCTTATATTAAGTCTGGTACTTGCAATTTAAGTATTTCAGGAAGTACAGCTAAAGTAACATGCTTTGTTAGAGGAGCATCAAATGTTACAAGCACATCAATTATTGCTAGATTACAGAAAAGCAATGATAATGGGAAAACATGGTCAACAATCCAAACATGGAATGCTTCAGGAAATATTTCATGTTCTCTTTCTAAGTCAAAAACTATAGGAAAAGGATATTACAGAGTTCATTCCACAATAAAAGCTAACTCTGAAAGTAAAAATATAATAAGTAGTACAAAGAAATATTAAAAATAGATATTGTATTTATGAGTTGTAGTAAACAAGAATAATAGTTTTTTAAAAGCAAATATAATTAATTTTAAATAGAGTGCCAATATAAAATAGGTGTATAACATTTATACTTTTTTATATTGGCACTCTATTTTATAAAATAAGTTATTATAGAAAATGAAACATAATTTATATATAAATTTTCTGTTTGACCTGGTATATAATCTTTTATATCACATATCAGTATTTTCCCATCATTATAACCCCAACCAATCACAGTTGCAGGTATCATATCAGCTTCTCCATCATAAATGATTGTATGTTTATACATGATTTTTCCCTCGCTATTATCTATAGTTTTATTCAAAATACCTTCTGCTATTAATTTAGCAACTATGTCTTTAATAGTCTGTATCTGCTTTACTGTCTACAAAACATACTTCAATTAATATCGCTGGAGCTTTTGTATGACTAAGCCAATACAATTCCCTTACGTCCGATTTTGCACCTCTATTTTCAGCAGATTTATATATATCTTCAGTCAATTTAGTTATAATCTTTTGATTCATCTAATAAAATCTCTCCCTCTGAAACTATTTCCTGTTCTTTTTTAGCCTTTTCCATTTCTGCGTGAGGATTATCAATAAAACTTAGTTGAGATAATCCGGTTTCAGTAGATAATTTATCTCCAAGTTGACTTAATATATTTGCTACAACTAAATCATTATGTGGTATCTTAGGGGTAAATTTAGCCTTAATATCTTTATAATCATAGTCAAAACCATATTTTTTATTAAGCCAAATGCACAATAATTTGTACCTATTAAATAAAGTATCTGCAATACTATCATTATTTTGGCTACAAATCCATTCTGTACTGATTAATCTTGCTACAACTGCTAAACTTGATGTATTACTTTGCATTTTTTCATTGTGATTTATATGAGATGTAATTTCATACATGTTTTCTTTTATTGAAGATAGTGTATTTTGAACAAATGTATCATTCATGTCTTTAATAAGCCATTCTATTTTTCCATCTCCATTAACTTGAAGTATTCCAAGTTCTTTCATCCTTGGCAAATCATCTTCTTTAATATTACATTCAGAGAAGGTTAAATAAGCATTTCTAAAATCACTAATTTCATTACTTATATCACTTAAATTAGTTTCATAAGCATCTTGTAATCCTTTTATATCATTGAATATTGTATCTTTTCCTAGTTCTTCACTTCTTTTACAAATTGATATTGGAACATTACCATTAAATATATTATTTACTGTAGGTTTTTCTATCTCTTTAAAATTTGAATCAAAATGATATATGTATTCTTTATCATATACATCTATATAAATATCATCTTTAAAATCTTTTTTAAATTCTCTAAAAAAATAGATGATCTCTCCATCTTCATTTTCATAATGGCAGCCATCTGTTGGTTTTATTATTCTTACTTTCATTTCATTGTTTTTTACATAGTAAAGTTCATAGCAAAATCCAAATAATAGTGTATATCTCAATAAATCTGAATCGTGCTTTTTACTCCAATGGCAAGTATAGTATTCTAAATCATTTATAATCTTCTCATCACCTAATCTACTTGTATAGGTGATTTTATTTGCAAGAGAATAAGCGACCTCTTCATTAATAAACTTTTTTAAGAAATTAGTGTTTATCTTATTATTAGACCTCTTGGTAACCATTTTATAGTTACTAATAGCATCTGTTTCACCTTTATAATACTTATACATAATGTTGTATTCTTGCTTTTTTAAACTCTAGCCTTCATATATTTCTCTTAATAAACTTAAATCTATTTCCATTTAATGCATCACCTCCATACAATCAAAGACCTAAATTTCTTCTATACTAATAGTGTAATACTTTCATTTACTTTAATATTAAAAATCCTATTTATAAATTCTGCTGATATATCTGGTGCATCATCATGTAGAGAGTACTTTTGTCCTGTAAAATTAAGGATTTGCTGTATAAATGCCTTATCCTCTTCTGCAAAAATCATTTGACCTTTATTTAAAACAGGTATTAAAGTAGAGATTTTATCATCTTTATTTTTCTTTTGGTGCTCATTAATGATTTCTATATCTCTGTAGTAAAGAACATCATCATTTTTTATTTTAAGTTCTAATTGATTAGCAGCTGTACCATTAAATGTATTTTTTTCTATATAAACATGTGTTATATCTGGATACACTTTTAATAAATAAATCATATGCAATATATATTTATCAAAATCAGTTCTAGCATTTATTTTGGCTAGTTCTGCCAATCTGCCACATAGTAAACCATTTTCTGATTCACTTCCAACAAGAAAAGCACTATAGTCATGTTTAGAACCACCTGCAGATGCTGGGTCACATAATAACATTGTCTTTTTGAATGTATGAGTTTCTATACATTCTCTAGATTAAGTTCTGATTGTTTTAAACCATTTCTCACCTATTGAATTTACATCATTTTGTACCTCTTGTTTAAAAGATGTTGGGTTTTCGTAATAACTTAAAGCCATGTCTAAACAATTCCAAAAACTTGGCCATAATATAGGAAATTTAATTTCTTTTTCATTTTCCCAGTAAAATTCTTTAGCATCTTCAAGATGATTTGTGTTTTTGAAATCAAATAACAACTCTTTGAAATTAAGCCATAAACCAGAATTAAATAATTCATCTACATTATCAACTAAAACTCCTTTTTCACATTTAAATTTCCAAGTTGGTAAATTCTTTAGCCTACTATAGAAACATTCTTTATGTTGTAAGGTTCCTAATGCTATAAAAGTTGTTCCTCTTTTTATAATCTTACCATTTCTTATTACTGGTTTTTAAGCAGCATATTTTACATCATCAGAAAATCTTTTAAATTTTTTCTCTCTAGCATCTTCTGTTCTAACATTTTCTTCTGACTGATAATCATCAAGTATGATAAGATCTGGACGATTATTATTGTATTTTTTTCCTCTCATTGGTGATGAAGATGATATTGCTTCAATAAAGGTTTTATTAGTTAATTCTAATTGAGTACTATTGCAAATATATTTTCTATCATTATCATTTAAGAGAACTCCAAATGCTTTTTTAATATACTCATTTTCAAGTAATGCATTTTTTATATCTTTTACGAATTTTTCTGCTGTAGAGCCTATATCAGAGCAAATCAAAGTATATGTCTTATGTTTATAACAATGTGACCATACAGTTGTTGCTAAATCTCCAAATGCACTTTTACCTGTTCCTCTTGGATAAATTCTTCCTAATTGCTGTGAACCATCTCCAATTATAGACTCTTGTATATCTTCCCATAACTCATGATGAACTTTAGCTATAGGAGCAGCAACATTATCTTCTTTTGGTAAATATGTGTCTTGTATAAAATACATACAGAAAAATTCTAAATTTATTTTTCCAAGCTGATAAGCTAGGCCATTAACTCCCCAAAGATTGCTTGAATTAGTTTTTATAATCTCATTTGCTTCTTTTTCAGCTTCTCTTATAGTTGCTCCATTTCTTATAAAGGTCTTTGCCATATAACTAAATATTAATTGTATATTTCTTTCTAAATTATCCACTCGTATTTACTTCCTCTTAATTCTTCTATTTTTTTAGGTTCAGTGAGTAATACAATTAATAAAATAAACAATGCAAATTTTTTTCTAATAAAATCACCCTCTTTGAAATATGTCTCTGGTTTTTAATTTTTGCTAGAAAATTTCTAGAACTCATTTTCTATAAATAATACTTTTTTGAAATAGAAGGATACCCCCTATACTGAAAAACAGTTATTTATAATTATTTTAAACATAATTAAAGGGCATAATTCTATGAATTTGCCCCACTAAAATTAACTTAAGCATATATATTGCTCTTCTTAGTTACTCTCATGGCTCTTTATTAATCTATCTAATGTTGGTCTACTTACTCCCAATTCTTTAGCCAATTGTGTCTTATTAAGTTCTCTAGTTTTATATCTATCATAATAACTACCAAAGTTGTCTATCTTAACTTCTTTACGTCCTTTATATTTACCCTGTTCTTTAGCTATAGAGATACCTTCTCGTTGTCTTTCTAACATGTTTGTTCTCTCAAATTCATATATTGCGCCAAGCATTGTAAGCATAAGTTTTCCTGTAGGTGTACTTGTATCTAAATTTTCTTTATCACTAATTAACTTTACATGTTTCTTTTCTAAGAGCTCAACTATTTCTAATAAGTCTTTAGTACTTCTAGCAAGTCTACTAAAGTCATGTACAATTATTGTATCTCCTTCTCTTACAAAATCTAACATTGCGTTTAGTTTTGATCTTTTAGTATCTTTGGCACTTATTTTCTCCTGATACATTTTTTCTACATTATGCTTTTTCATTGTAACTAATTGTCTATCTTCATTTTGTTCTGCTGTTGAAACTCTCATATAACCTACTACCATCTTTGATACCTCCACCTATGTTTACTCTATAAATAATATTATAGCATAAATGTAAAACTAGAGTTAAAGATTTGCCATGCTTTTTGTAAATTAATTGGAGTTTTGATTTTATTTTTACATCAGAATAGATAGTTTGTAATGTAAATTTGTACCAGCATACTTTACAATATGCTCTTAGGAAAGATATTTCTTGTTTATAGATTATAATATTTCTCTAGTATCTTTATTTTTATAATTTCAAAAATAAAAATTAAAATTACAGTTATTATCATATTTCGTGTACTATTTTCTATAATATTATAACTAAACAATGCAAAAACAATGATTAATAAAATTACGTTTATAGTGCCAGAAATCAAGAATGATTTTTTCTTATTATTCATATATTTCCTCCTAGTTATTTGCTAGTTTTATACCATCTCCTACTCTTTCAGTATATACAACTTTTTTAAAGTTAGATGAGCTATAAAAATATGTAACATATTCATATCTGTATGGAACAGGAACATTAGCATGACTGTTTCTAATATCAGTTATTTGTCTCCTATAGTATGTTTTTGTATATACGCCTCCATATTTAGTAATGTCATATACTTTTTCTCTATAAATACTCTCAGCTAAACCTAATAAAAAAGATGACCCTCCAGAAAGATAACCTAATCCCCATTGAATAGTTTGTATAATTCTTTCTCTTGTATAAGGAGAACTTAATTTGCGTGATTTTTGACCTAGATATTTAACATTTTTCCAACTACCAGGTGTAACTTTTGTTGAAACATAAGTGTTATTGCCTTTTTTATCCACAATCATTTCATTTTCATTGCTATTAATAATAGTAAATTCGTTTTCATTAACAAGTTCTTGTTTATATTCATTTTCTTCAAAAGTAGATGCATAAACCAAATTATATCCACTAGATAAAACAAATATTCCTGCCATTAAAAAACTTATTATTTTTTTCTTTAACAT